ATGCTGAATACTGAATGGGGTCTATATGTTTTACGTTGGTCGGTGTTTCAGATCCAATTGTATAGTATGGCTTTTTATTAATAGCTAATGAATAATCGAAACCAACAACACGATTACTAGAACTATTATCACAAGTAGCAGTTATAGATCCTTGACTTGGTATATAAATTGGAGTTTGCATTGTTCCAGTAGCATTAACCCCACTTTTCATTTCATCATAAACAACAAAAGATGTGTTAACTTGAGGAATAGCTCCTACAGCACAATTAACAGAATAAGAAGATAAATATCCACTATTAAAACCATAAGCCGTATTATTACTATAATTAAAACTCCCTGCCATAACTTCAGATTCTCCCGTAAAAGCTAAAACAGGATCTTCATAAATTAAGTTTCTAGAAAAAGAAACTGTTTGGCTAGTGGCTCCCCCCACTGCTGTTAAGCCACGTTTAGAACCTAGAGGAGCTAAAATGTTACTACTATTTGAATAAGCTACGTCAAGGCTTTGTACTCCAGAAAGCTCTCTCCGCTGACTAGGAAAGGTATTTGTAAAGCCTACAAAGAAGTGGCAGTCGTAATTTAGCGTTGTATCAAACATTATGTCCTAACTTCTCTTAAAGATCCTCCGAGTCTTTTCTCGTCATCAATAACCTGCTTAACAACATCTCTTATCCTAACTGCAAGATTTGTTTGTCCTTCGTCTCCATTTCCGCTTTCATTAGATGTTCCATCAGAGTTTACAGTAATATTTATTACTGTTTCCCCTTGGTTTTCAGATACAGAAATCAACTCATCAAGCTTCCCTATGACAGCTCCGTTATTGCCACCTCCACCAGAATTGATTGAAGACAAAGTCCCTCTACCTACTCTTTGTGTGGCGGCTGCATTCATAACAAATTCTCCTCCTGATAACATAGTAGGAACAGTATCAATACCAGCTGCAAACGGAATAGCTCCTCCAGTAGCCCTCTTAAATGGCAGCATCAACCTTTGTAAGAAATTCATATCTGTCCCGTCTGGATTAACAGGTATAGCTCTAGGTACGCTTCCCTTTCCTCCTAGTCCTCCTGTAGCTTTATTAAATAAAGAGCCAACACCAAAGGCTAATAAAGAATTTTTCAACAGAGAACTAAGACCAGAGCCACTCTCTCTTGCTTGTTTTTCCCTATCGACTTGTCTTTTAAATAAATCAAAAGCTTTTTTCTTAGAAGCTTGTTCCCTCTGGAACTGTGGGCTATTTCTTCTACCAAACATAGTAAGAGCCGCACTTTGTGGCTCCAATGCGATAGAAGCGAATCCAGCGCCACCAGAAACCCTATCAAATTGTCCAGCTGTGAATGATTGTGTAGCGAAATTAAGTAAATCTCTTTTACCCCTTATCGCTCCCTGTCCAAATGTTCCTGGAGTAAATAATCCACCAGTATTGAAAGCGGGAATTTGACCAGAGTTTATAGCCTCCATAAACCTTGGCCCAAATTTTTGCACCGCACTTTTTCTCATAACGAACTCTCCTCCAGTAAGAAGGGCTGGCACATCATCTCTAGCGCCAGAACCTCCGACTACAGGGCCACCAGTGTTACGGAATAATGTTGATGTTATTCGATCAAAACCTGCACTGAACTGACTTTTAGCTTGCTGGAGGAAAAAGTCTGCTGCTGCTTGCTTGAGAATATCTCCTAAATTTTCACCTTTCGCTATGGCATCAGCCATGCCGTCACTTATTGTGTCAGCAAACTGTCTAGCTCCAGAAACTAAATTTTTATTTAATTTCTTTTGTATATCTTCTTCTGTGAATAAGAATTCATCTTCAAGTAGATTTCTAAGAGAATCATTTACTGTTAATCTTTGCTTTTCTAAGTTTAGAATTTTTTCTTTTAATGCCTCCAAGTCTTCTACTTTTGCATTTTCATTTGTTTGTAATTCAACAAATTGCCTCTTTAGGTCGAGTTGCTCTCTAACGATATTTATTTGTCTAGTAAATCCTCTAGCTTCTCTACCAGATCCAGCTAAACGAGCTTGATCTCTTAGAGCTGTTACAGCAAAATCTGTTGAGGCTTGAGCAATTGCCCCAGCTCCACCACCTCTAGCTTGCCTAGTGAATATCTGTTCATTTATATTAGATAAAATACTAGAGCCATCTCGCGCTTTAACTAAATCTACTTTTAATTGTTCGGCCTGTTGCCTTAAGCTATCAGTAAATTCTCTTAATAGAACGGTGTAAGACTTAAATCCATCTGCCACTCTTTCTTGAGATTTAGCTAAAGCATTATTAATATCTCTTTGATCCTTCGCGCCTTTTACGCTCCTTTCCCTTTGTTTAATTTCAATGACTTCATCTTGTAATTTATCTTTTTGAGGTTGAGTCATAAAAACCGAATCTGGTAGAGGTATTCTGTCTGACTTCTCTCCAGATATAAAAGCTTGTTCTGCTATTGTTGACAATCTTTCTCTAACTGGTCCTAATACATCAGGACCAAACAATTTTAACACTTCTAAGAGACCTTCGAATTCTTTTTTAAGATTTCTGTTTTTCATCTCGTTGGAAAGCTCTATTATTGCTTCTTTTGTCTCATCTACAGCTTTATCTTCTGCCGCTTGTACAGCAATTTCTCCCTCTCTAGCTACAAATCCTGTTTCCGCTCTTGCTCTAGCGATAGGAGATAAGTTTGGATTTAATGTTCCTCTTTCTAATTGTATTTGACCTAATCTTCCAGCCCTATCAAACTCTCTAATTCTAGATACATCTAGATTCTCTCTTCTCGCCGCAGCTATCGCAGAGGCAAGATCTTGCGCTCTCTTAGCATCAGCTATTCCTATATCAGAAGAGAGTTTCAAGTTCCTTTTCCTTAATGCTTCTTCATCTCTTAAACCACTTGTAACTTTGTTAATACCTTCCAGAAGTGCTTTTTGTTCTCCTGTTATTTTTCCATCTAAATCAAATATATCACCTAAAATTTCTTTAACTTTTTCTTGAGAACTTAACTCATCCAAAGATAACTTCGAAAGTTCTCTTTTAAGATCTTTTTGTTTATCTGAATCTAAAGTCAATTTTTCCATCCCATCGATCTGCTCGATTATTTGGTCTGCAATTTGTCCATCTACTTCTCTCTCTATGTTTTTCAGATCAATTCTCTGTTGGATTTGTAGTTTTTGAACTTCACTAAGATTATTTAAAAATTCATTTCTTTTAAGAGTTATTTCGTCTCTAGATATAGCTTCTGCTTTTAATTTAATTAACTCGATTTGTGTCTTAAGTTCTGATTGAGCTAAACTAGTATTAACTTGATCAATTTTTTGTTGTTTTTCTTTTTCGGCAGTCTTGTCTCTTTGCGCTTCTAAAGCTTTTAAATCTGCCGCCAGCAACTTTATAGCATCTTCGCTTAATTGTTTATTACCACCTTGCCCTGTTTGTTTGGTTACTTGTGCAATTGTGGCTGCATCTCCAGATATCAAACCTTGTCTTTGCTCTTCAGTTAAACCTTCGGTTATTTCTTTGAACCGCTTACCAAGATCAGCTTCTCCTAAACGAGAAATTGTTTTAGATAGTTCAGATATTTTTTCACTTTCTATTGTTACAACATTAAAATCAATTAAACCTTCTGTTCCCTTACCAAATAACTTGAAGTTTACCTTCCCCAATAGCCCTTGTTCATCTTTAGCTTGTTTCTTTAAATCATTCAAAAGACCTTGTATGTCTTCTTCTCTGGCACCTCTTTTTAAACCTGTGTCGATTGCGTTAATGAGGTTTTTGAATTCTTTATCCTCTGACATAAGGCCTGTTGTCATGACTCTATTGAGAAAAGCGGTTGCCATTTCATCTCCTGCCCCAGCCCTACTATCTATAAATCTATCCTTCGCAGCTTCATCGGCAGACAATCCACCTAATACAGCCGCAGCTTTTGAGGCTGAATCAGCTACTCTCTCTTGAGATTTTCCAAGAACTTCAGTCTTTCCAGTAAGAGCATTAAAAGCTGCACCAATACCCGTTGCCGCAGCACCAGCCGCCAGTAGAGGACCA